GTCTTCACGACATTGCAAAATCTATTGTGCTTGAGAGGTTTGTGACCGCGAACGCGGCACATCTGATAGTAATCAGACGATATCCCAATGGGACGTCAAACCTCGTGCCACAACGTAACCACCACCCAGTCTGCGTCTTACAAAACGCATCTGTTCCCGCCCAAGTGTAGGGAAATTAAAATCCCTAGACAAAGGAGGGGTGATCTCGTTATTTACAAAGGTTTTAAGCTTTGTGCAATAACGAATATCATCAGATACTAAGTGCCCACGCTTTGGATACTGAAATCTTAAGTATCTAAACGTATAGGTACCTTGGTGAGACCGTGATATAGGTTCGCAAGCGAACTTATAACAGGATAAGAATCTCTTCATATCAAAAGATATTTGGAGACCCGAATCCTCTGGGTAGAAGCTAGGTACAATCTTCAACCGAAGATCGTACTCAGCAAACAGCTTGGAGAACAGCAAAAAGATATCCTTTTCGTATACGTACGAAAGCTCCCCGAAGTATACAATATACTTCTTTATGAGAGCATTCATGATCGTATACAGCCAAGGTTCTAAGGCTGAGATCCGTGCTGAGGTTGGCGCCCGTACAAATACTGGGCGCACGTTGTATCCTGAGTAGTAATCACCACCGCAGGATTCTCTGAAACACTCAGAGCCATAGTATGATTTTTCATCATTAACTATGAAACCTAAAGAAGTAGCGAACTCCATAAATGGAGCAGCTATATCCGTAGGCACAATGCAGTCGTCACCGAATACGGAACAACACTTTAAATCTTCCCATTCAGGGAAGAGGGTGTTGGTACGCATTTCGGAAAGACGAACAGCGTGTGCGAGTGTCCAAAAGACGAGAGTCTCAAGTGGGAAGGTTACTGCATTTCCCATCGTGCTAATCATGTTGAGTTGGTGCCAGTCTGCATTAATTTGCATTTCTGGTGACCTAACAGCATAAATAGCCCTAAACCACTTAGGAGGTAATAACCACCGGAGTAGTTCGATCGAAACACAATCAGAGGCAGACGAAAAGTCTATAGTCGCATTACGCGAGGTTATAGCACTTTCTCTAGCCAACATCTTATGCAGATCTGGGAGAGTCTCGACGTTGAGTCCGACACGTTTCATCCTTTCGTATAATACATTCATCAAACCCTGTTGCAGAAACATATTGCATGTGGGTTCGATGGCTATCATACGGCGGATGGAACTGTTTTTCTCAACCGTTGTGGCCCGTGACCCTCGAACGATTTGATACCTTTCACTTACCAAGTGATGGCTGTTGAAGTTCTCAACAGCTCGGTTCATTTGACTATCGAACCTAAGGTATGAATCGAACAGAGGTCTAGCTTCCTCAGTAACCGACAATGGATAGAGCCACTTCTTTTCTAATGATGTATCCACGAATGGAACACCAATAGATGAACCCTGCGAGTGTTTACAAGCAGAGAACCAAGTGTCAATATCCAATTGGCCAACAACATCGTACATGAGAGCGCGAGCTCTCCTGAGAGTCTTCTCAGCGTACGACATGCTAGAGGTTATGCGTCGAGTAGGTAATATAGATATGTTACTATTAAACCTACCCATATGCTCGTTGACAATATGGAACTTACCATATGTTAACTCCTCTAGCGGTTGTTGATCAACCTCAGGAGAGGCGAACTTTTTTAAGAGTTCGTCAACCTGACGTTGGCGGTATACTTCTTTGGAAGGCTCCAAGTCATCTCTGGCTTGGAGATCACGGCAAAGAGCTAACTTGATCATTGTCACGATCGAAGTTGGCTTAAAGAGCTTTGTCTTGCTCGACTGGTGTGACTGGTTCATTAGGAGAACTCCTATCTGGATCAGTTGTACAGATGAACGGAAAGTTTTCCGACATCATCAGATTGGCCACGGGAGCAATGCTCTCGCAAACACTTGGACCGCCGACGTATATTAGCAAAGCTAACATACTGACGGCGGCGGCATAGATCAAAGTATTCATGGGGATTTCCCCCTTAGATTACTTGGTAGCCAGATGCTTCCAGAATTCGGAGAAGTCCGAATCAAAGAGCAACTGACTGCCACGATCGATCATATCCTGAACCTCGGTGTCGGTCGTAGTAACGTCCGTCGCCAGTTCAACAGATATGGTATCGTAGGTCACCAGGACCCCGTCGGCATCAAACCGAGGGATCTTGACGACTACTTTACGCCTTCCTTGTGTGTAGCCATTCGGCGAAGAACTATTAGCCTTCGGCTGTTTCACGGTGAAAGTTAAAAGCTCACGATCCTGAATCTGGGTTGAACCAGATGGGAAAATGTAAGCTTCTTGACGATCAACGGATTCAGACATAGACTGAATAGTCTGCGCTGTACCACCAGTGGCAGAAACAGTGGCACCCGTAAGGATGCTTGCTGATTCAATTGACATGGTATTTACCTTTCAGTTTGTATGACTTATTTCACGATTAACCTGGAATAGGTTAACGCCAATAAGTCAGCGATGTTGGTGATTGAGTTTACCAGACCGTCTAGTTCTACAGGCGGTACGGCATTCACAATCCCCGGAGTAAAAGGAACTCTTGTGTACGTAAATAACGTATCAGTAAGAGTATCACCTTCCACTTCGATGGTGTAACCGGGACTAACCTGATTGACGTACTTGAGTTCTAACTCAGTTTCGTCTTTCTGGGTAGTAAAACCGGCTAAGACCGTAATCAACGGATCAGCAAGGTTAGTTAACCCTCGAAAAGCTTTCGATAGGTTAACAACGCGATCTACCATGAACGAATAGGGCATGACTGCCCACAACGTCTCTGGTATATCTTTGATCCGTATACCCAACTTGAAGTTGGTATCAATTATAGGGTTTAAAACCGTATATATGATACCAGAACGAGTAGTAACCTTACGCGTTGTAACTTTCCGCCATTGGTGGTAGTTACTCGGATAAGAACCGCTCGTTGGCTCAGAAATATCCTGGAATTCCCAGGAACCTTTCCCTCTGGCAGTACGCCGTTGAGGTCTTGTCCACATGTCTTCTGGAGCTTGCCATACGTCTACCGCATCTAAAGTAGATCTTAGAAGCGGAGAAAAAGCAAATCGGTAATTCAACCATACATCGCCTACTGCTTTGGCGAGGTTGGTCGAATACTTTTTATGCTTACGTATGTCACCCTTCATTGACTTGGCCAAGTTTGCCAATGCACCGACGGGATTACGCAGAAACCGAAGGGTTTCACGCATCTCGAAGGCATCTTCAAGAAAAGCTGTGGGAGTACTGTCAACGTTAGCAAGAGCGTAAAATTGGCTCCGTCTAACAAGGCTGTCGCCGAGATCTACGATGTGACCAGGGTGAGGGTCCCTCATACCAGGCGTATAATACGCTTGGAATTGAGTAAGACTCCCACCATTGGGCGCAAACGTATAGGTCCCGCCGCCAGACGTGGCAGTGTACTTTCCGCCTCCACTGGAGGTAGATTGTTTCCCATATGAACAGGGGTTGTTTATGATCTCACCATTCGCAATTCTCTCCTTCCACCCTGGCGTGACAACGTCAGTCATGGTTTCGGAATGAGAATTTGCGATCATAGGGACAGTGTA